TATCATATTCGCAACATATTTCAGGCGATCGGTACCAACAAGTAACTGTCCCTGGTGTGGAAGGACGATAATTAGAAGGGTAACAAGATAGTCCAAAATCGCAAATTTTGGCATATGGTAAGTCACCTTTTTCGTGTACTATTAAAATATTAGCTGGTTTTAAATCACGATGGATAACCCTTTTACTGTGAATATATTCTACACCCAGCAAAACTTGACACATAATAATTTTGAGATGATAATAATCTTGACAATCTTCGTAATAATCTTCTAAACTTTGACCAGCATATTCCAATACAAAATGATGACTGTCCTCTTTCATATCATACCTTTTTGGCCGTGGTGTCATGGGACATTTCTTCTCAAAAGGATCACCAATAGAAATATGCTTTAATTTAGTAATACAAGGATGATTAAAAAAAGCTAAAAAATTCATCTCTCTTATACAAGAAATACCTATATTTTCCGGGTCACCATAATTCCTTTTGATAGCCACTTTCACTTCTTTATCCCTTTCCTTGATGGCCCCTGCATAGACAATACCATAGGCTCCTTCGCCTAATTTGTCTTTTTTTTCTATATTAGACATAATTTTATACTAAATTCTTTTTAGTATAAAATATCAATTTAATATAACATATTATAAATTATTATTTTACATTTTTTGCATTCTAATTTGGGAAATTCATATATCTCTGGCCCATCTTTATATATCAATAAATTTTTCTTAATTTGACAATTATTAAAAAATCTATCACTACAATCGTCAAAAGCATATATAGCAAATAATTTATTTTTTAATTTATATATTTTAGTTTCTAAATTATAACATTTATTATGTTTTTGACAAATTAAATTTTTATCTCTGAAATTATCACCCTCTTTTAAAAAATTGTAAGTAGTCATAATTATTTAAAGTAATATAATATTTATAATATTATATTTTCATTTTCATATAAAATGGAAACACCTATTATTAATAGAGTAAATAAAAATATTGACAAAAAAACTATTAGTTATATTAGATATGGATTTATGGCTTTGTTCTTAATTTTCTTTTTAATATCCATAGGATACTGGATGTATGAATTATATCAAGTTTACGAAGATCCAGTGGTTTGTGTTAATGCTATTGACGTACCTTGTGACATAAATGATCTCTCCAATATTTATCATTCCAGTGTTCATGAATTAGTAGCTTTCCAATCGGCTATTTTATCTTTCTTATTATTTGTGGCTGCTTATAAATTATAATTCTAAAAAGTATTGGAGATAAAAAACTACACGCTTCATGTATTCTCTAAATTGATTTTTGCTAAGATCTTTTTCATTTTTTTCATCATCATAGGCAGGAGGAGATTGACGGTCTAAAAAAGGTATTTTCTTATCCTTATCTGCAAAATAGTTTAATGTTCTGCTCATAAGTATCTCTGCTTGAATAATAGTATTTTCTCTAAATGTTATATGTCTTACTGCCATATCTGATAAAAAATTATTAATATCTTTTTTTAATATATCTTTATTTGTTAATTTAGGTCTAGAAAATTTTTTACTTATTGAAGAACCCATCTTGATTTTTATTTTTCTAATATCAATAAAAATTTCAATTTTAATCTTTTAGAAAATAATAATAACAAATTAATATAAAATATGCCTACTAGTAATAAAAATATTGTACTAGATATAGATGCTACTTTGGTCCATACTCATGGCGAAATAGAGGATTTTAGTATGCTTAAAATTTATAGCGATGAAGATCGTATAAAATATAGACGTAAATTATATCGCATGAAATTAATAGATGTGGTGACTGTTTCCGGCGCAGGAGTAGTGACTGTTTTAGCCGGAATTTATCGTCCTTATTTGCGAGAATTTTTAGACTTTTGTTTTGAATATTTTGACAATATTGTTATTTGGTCTGCTGGTAAGAAAAAGTATGTAGAAAAAATGTGCGAAATTATGTTTCCTTTTAAAGAACAACAACCTATGCTGATTTATACCTTTGACGATTGCATTGTAGGAGAGGAAGATTATTTGAAAAAACCATTAAAAAATCTTTACAATGACCCCAGAACCAAAGGTAAATTAAATGAAAAAAATACCTTTGTTTTAGACGACCGCGATGACACTTTTTCTCTCAATCCAAAAAACGGAATTATGATTCCTGAATTTGAAAGCGATATGTCTGTGGAGGATATCGCTGAACATGAAGATAGTTATTTTCTCAATTTAATGGCTTGGTTAAATACCAAAGAAGTCAGGACATGCTCGGATGTAAGAAAACTAAATAAGAGTAGAGTTTTTAAGAAAACTATCAAAGAATATCAAAATCAATTAAAGAAAGAAAAATTGGCTAAGTAAAATGAATAAAGATATTTATGTAGTTTCGGCCTCAGTGGCTTTTATTTTAGTGGGCTTTGGTCTCATTATATGGATGGGGGCAAGGAATAGCTATTTAACTTTTCTAGTAACTGCTCACTGGGTTAGTTTGATATTATTAATAATAGCTGGTATATTGACTTGGGTATCTATGGTTTGGATGATTCATCCTTCTAAATTTAAAGTAGAAAGCAAACAATGGGTTTCCTTAGGATTTAGTATTTTTATTTCTGTATTATGGTGGGCTCGATATGCCTACACCGTTTCTGATGCCGCTGAAGAAGCTGAGGAAGAAGAAAGTAGTTTAATAAGTTAATTTTTAAACTATAATTTATTTATCATCTCCGAGAGATTTTTGTAAAGCCATAATATCTTTTTCTATTTTATCAATATTATTCTTCATACTATGTAATTTGTGTTGAAGTTCTTCGATTCTGCGTTTTTTTCTTACAGGAACTTCTTCTTCATCTATATCAGGAACTTCATCCATCCAAGGAGGTTTAATACAACCTCCGTAATGTTGTTCTTGATTTTCGCCACCGACACCTTCATCAAGGGCTTCGCAACCGTCGCAGTATTTGCCTCCTTTCCAAATAGGGACGTTGCTACTATCTGTTCTTGGTATAGATGAAGACATCTTGATTAATATTATATTAAAAATAATATTAATTTATTTTTCAATTTGGTTTAGTTACTTTGATTTTTTTCAAAGTACCAATAGATACTTTACTAACTCCGGAATGTTTTTTAATGGCTTCTTTTATAGCGCTTTTACTACGGCTTTCCCAGAGAACCCAACGGCTATAAAAACCAGCAGTACAAACACCATTTTCGCCCCATTTTTCTCTTTTATCATGCCTTCCGATATAGTTATCTTTTTTTTCGGCAGTAGCGCCGTCAAAAAAAGTACCACCAGAATTATGCAATCCGAATTTAACTACTTTAACTTTACCATTTTCTTTGGTAATTTCTGCGATAGCTCTTTTGCCATCTTTTTCGGCATTAGGATTATCTTTGACAACGATTTTGCTATACGTCATTTTAATAATTGTTTTTTTTTCATTTTAAAATGAAACCAATTTATTATATTCTAATTTTTGTAGTGATAGCATTAGCGCTGGGATTGGGTTTGGGTTTGGGATCTGATAAAAAAGATAGCGGAGGCGGTTCGGAAACAGTAAGTTGGGTAGCAGCAGGTAGCGATGGGGGTGGTTATGGTAGCTTAATGTATTCTAATGATGGTAAAACTTGGACCGAATCTTCGGGAGGAGCATCTTTTTCGGGAGTGGGCTTCGGGGTGGCTTACGGGAAGGGTTCTGGTGGAAATCCCTTGTGGGTAGCAGTAGGAGGTTATGGTAACTTGATGTATTCTACTGATGGCAAAACTTGGGCCGAATCTTCAGTAGGAGCATCTTTTTCTGTATCGGGCAACGGGGCGGCTTATGGGAAGGATTCTGGTGGAAATACCTTATGGGTGGCAGCAGGAAGGGACACTGCAGGTGGTTATGGTAGCTTAATGTATTCTAATGATGGTAAAACTTGGACCAAATCTTCGGGAGGAGCATCTTTTTCTTCATATGGCAAAGGGGTGGCGTATGGGAAGGATTCTGGTGGAAATCCCTTCTGGGTGGCAGCGGGGGACGACGGAGGTGGTTATGGTAATTTAATGTATTCTACTGATGGTAAAACTTGGACCGAATCTTCGGGAGGGGCATCTTTTTCTTTGGGCAGAGGGGGTACAGGGGTGGCTTCTAATATCCTAAATCCTGCTCTTTCCTAATAAAAATATATATTTAATATAATTTATATTAAATATTAAATTAGTATGGCGGCGGACATTCTACATTACCATTAATGTAATTATGCCACCAATAATAGTTGATTAAATAGTTAATATCTTCCTCATTGGGATCTAGATATTTTTTATAAGCTTCTGGAATTTTCTCCATATTGTTATTATATAAAGATAAGTTGATTAAAAAATTTCAATTTTAGTTAAATTTATTTCTAAAATGAGTGTTTATTTACGTGATTTAAATACAGATGTTTTAATGCTTAATCAACGGTTAAGAATAACTAATTTTATACCAGACGGTTTAATTGAAGTCATAGAAAAATACGTACCTGAAAATAATTTTGTTTTAGGAGTTAAATACGAGACCGGTGAATGTCAAATTTGCATCAGTGGTCATCAAAAAGAAAATGAAAAAATAGAAGAAGGATGTGAAAGAGAATTATTAGAAGAATTATTTCTAAAACCCAAAGATAATATTAATCATATTTATCGTATAAAAAATAATAATTTTTATTCTCTTACATTAAGAGATTCTTATATTTCTAAATCTTATCAAGATAATCCTTCCAAAGATTTGAAAGAAAGAGCTGTTATATGCGTTCATGGTAATGAATTTGAAGTCCTGCGTTATCTAAGTAAAATAAAAAAACAACAATGTAATAACGACTATATTGACGGTATATGGGCAGCTAAAAAAAATAAAGTTTTAGCTATTATGCGAAGAATCAAACAACAATGTGGAAGATATTACATATATTAAACAAATTCCAAATTATCTAAATTAAATAATTTCTTACTTGCTAAAATATTCAAATAATAGTAAGCACTGGTTGTAAAAATATTACTACTTTCTTTTAAGTATTCATAGTTATTTTCATCTGTGTCATTAATTATTTTCATTCTTTCGAAAATAGTTACTCCTCCTTCCATATTATAAAATTTCTTATCTGTATTATCATATTTCATTAATGGTAATTGTTTGATCATTTTACTAATATTTTTATCGGCAATATTATCGGTATAATGATTAATGGTCCTAATACTTGTCCTGATATTATTAATAATTTTTCTTTCATTTTCTTTATAATTTAAACAATTTTCTTTTTTCAATGGATAATCATACATATCATTAATTTTCCAACCTCTGATATACATAGCTAAGAAAAATATTTCTTCTAATACTCTGTCTATTTGATCGCTAGCAAATAAATATTTATTTTTAAAATCTTCTATTAAAGTATTATCTTCAAATTTATTATTTTCTATATTATCTATTAAATCTAACAAATTCATATAATCATCATCATTAGAAAATAATTTACAAATACTTTTTAATTTTCTGATAGCAGATTCGTTTATTTTTTCATTATTTGTAAAATCTACTAAACTTTTATAATTTTTGAAATGAGTTATAATTTCTTCTATACTTAACAAAATAAACTGTTCTTTTTCTCTAATACCATATGTTAAAATGCGCTTTTTATCCATTTGTAACGCCGGTGTATTATTAATAAAACTTAATTGATTTTCTTGACCCGGAATGATACCTAAATAGAAGTTTTTATAACATAAA